AAAGACGCTTACGAACTTATGCAGCCACTTGATGGTGTAAGTTATGTTGCAGGTCTTGACTTAGGTAGAGCCAACGATCCAACAGTTATGATTATCAAAGATAGAGTAACAAGAACATCTGTATTTGCTGTAGAACTTGCAAAGACTGATTGGTCTCTACAGGTAGAAACAATCAAGAATGAAGCTATAAGATGGAACATAGAAGAGGTTTACATGGACTCAACAGGTCTAGGTGGTAAGCTGGGAGAAGATGTGCTGTATCGTGAACTCCTTGAACATTCTATTCCTGTCATAGGTTTTAACTTTACACCAAGCAAAAAATATCAGTTGTTCTTAGATTACGCATTGTCACTTGAAAAAGAGACTGTTGCATTTCCACAGAGTTGGGGTAAACTAATAAGTCAGTTAGAAGATATTGCTCATAGGGAAACGGCAAATCGAGGTCACCAGTTCTATTCGGTGTCTGGAGGTAGGGATGACTGGGTTGATGCAGAATGTTTAGCCTTAATGGCTTGTGATCCTGCACAAGAAGTCATGGAACTACTTACAGCTCCTAGATCAAAACGAGGTATAAAACCTCTAAATAGCAACTACAGAAGCAAGGGTTCAAGGATCTTGAGGTGGAGAGAAGAGAGAAAACTCCTTGCGATGGAAGAAGAAGGAACTAAAGCCTTATGACAATGAGTTATGGTTCGGGTGCAAACAGCAGTGTCAATCCTGAAGAAGAGATAGCACGAGAAGGTGCGAATCCGTTAGAAGAGCCTTTACTTACTATTGAGTGGGTAGAGAGCACACTTGAAAGTGGAAGAAGAAAATTTGACACATTCTACGACAACTGCGAAGAAGCCGAAGATTTTTATTTATCAAACTTTGATTTTTCAGTTCCAGAGACAGGTTCACAGATAAGACTTGGAACTGCAAGTTCAACAATCAACACACTTGTTGCTCATGTCACTCCACAATTTTTAGATATATCAGTACCTCCGCCTGGCCCGAAAGGTCAAGCGAGGGCAGAACTCTTAGAGAAGTTTCTCAGGGGTGCAAATCACATGCTTGAGCAGTTCTCACCAACAAGAAGAGAAACAGCAAAACACATGGCACTATATGGAGTTGCCTTTGAGAAAACAGAGTTTGCTGCAAACAGATGGGAAGAGTTCCCTGAACCACCAGAAGATGGTGACATTGGTGATTATCAAGAGCAACTACAAGATGTACTTAACAGAAGAAATATAAACTGGCCTATAACCTCAACTTGTGTAAATCCAAAGATGATGGTTTGGGATATTAACAATATACAAAACCCACGATGGGTGATGCACTTTTACGAAATTGATGCTTCATGGGTAAAAGCCCACTTTCCGTCATGGGATGGACCTGTAGAAGGAACAGTGGAATTTGTGGAAACCTGGACTCACAGTCAAGTATGTTACATGGCTGAGGGCAAATTCGCATTAGAGCCGAAGCGACACGGCTACAAGACTTTGCCTTTTACAATGTACTGGCCACACACAGGTCTTATGAGTGACGGGTATGATCCCGAAAAACTCTACAGAGGTATACTGCATGGTAACTTTGATATGCTTAGAGCAGAATCAAGACTTGCATCGCAGTACCTTGATATTGTTGGAAACAGTGCTTGGCCTACTAGAGACTTCAGAGGTCCTCCTGGTATTACAGAACAGGTAATGGAACAGTATGAAGAAACACCTGGTGCTAAGAACTTCTTACCTCAAAATGTAAACATTGAAAGAGCAATTACACCAGATCCACCAAGTTCTATTGTGGTTGCACAGCAGATGATGCAACAAGCTATTGAGGATAATACTGCACCTGCGGTATCAAGAGGTCAAAGACCAACTGGTGCTGCAAGTGGTTATCATACGGCTGTTCTTGCAGGTATTGCTGCACTTAACTTTGGTGCGTATGTAGAAGCAGCACAGAGAGGATTACAAGATAGAAACGCAATCATATTGCACATTATCGAGAATGTAATTCAAGATAAGGTAACTGTATTCGGTAAAACAGAAACAGGGCCTATGGATGCAATCATAAGACCAAACGATATTAGAGGTCACTATGTAAACATGGTGCAACTTACGCCTACATCTCCAGAAGAACAGGAAAGAAAACTCAATCTTTACAATAGTCTTTGGAGAACAGGATTCATTGATCAAGATACTGCACTTAGAAAAGCAGGTGTGTCAAATGCACTTGAAGTAAGATCTAAGTTACTTGCAGAAGGATTCTTGA